CGTCATAGGCACACTGCCTGCCGCCCAGGGCTCGTATATCCCCAGAGATACAGCCTTGCGCCGCACGCCCCTTAACGTGAACACGTTCCCAATACCACAGACCACTGATGCTCCAGCTCCCCTGGACCTCACTGATGACGGCATTTCACCTCTTGCTGTTGCTGTTTCGAATTTCGGAAAGATGCGTGATCAACCTCGGCATCTTCGAGTTGCGTCAAGTGCGGGATTTATTCCCAGGACGCTAAGACGACAGAACATTCGTCGACTCACGATTGAAGAGGCAGTTTATGGAGTTCCCGGATACATCGATGCAATCGATATGGGAGCCTCAGCAGGCTACTTCTACAAGAGAATGAGACTTACCCGTCGGCAGATTTTCTTTGACAATACTGGTGTTAGACGAATACACCCTATTTTCAAACGAGATATTGCTGACCGCTTTGAACTCATGGAATACGGAAAGTACAAACCAGCGGTCTTTGAAGAGACGCTGAAGGATGAGCTTCGACCAGAAGCACGCGTCAAAGCAGGCGCGACTCGACTGTTCGCTTCCGGAGACCTTGCAGCATTCGTTGTTGCTAGAATGGTTTTAGGAACCCTATATGTTGAGCTTACATCAGATCCAATCACAGCCCCAAGTGCACTCGGAATCAATCCCCACTCGTCACAGTGGGGTGATATGTATGCTTATCTTCGCCCTTTTGAAGATTACATACCACTTGCGGGAGATTACTCTAAGTTTGACCTGTCTTGTAAAAATGATGCTACGTGTGATTTTATCGAGATGTGCCAGGCCCTGAGTGATGATCCCTTCGTACCGCTCGCGATCAAGAGCTGCGAAGAAGGAGAACACGTGATGACGAGGACCGTTTTTGAGAGGTGGTCTGGAAGAAATTCTGGATCATTTGTCACTTCGATCCTTAACACTTACGTGAACTGGAGAGGATTCAAGATCGCTTTTGATCACCGGTACCCCGATGGTGACTTTAGCGAGATTCGAATCAAGGTCGGCGGCGACGACTCGGTCCTTGGTGTTCCCCCCCGGTACTCAGATTTCAATATGGAGTACCTCACCAAATTTTTCAAGGAAACTTGGAATATGGACTTTACCGCTCCCGACAAGACTTCTACCGCGATCGAGCGGTGGGAAGACGTTGAGTTCTACAAGAGAAAGTTCGTCCCGGCTCATGCTGGAGTTATGGCTCCCCTGAACCCAGGATCAATTGCGAATATGATCAAGTGGACGGAAAATGAATTTAACGAAGAGAAAGCGCAAGCTGTGTTCAACTCAGTTCTCGATGAGATGTGGCATTATGGTTCGGAAAAATACCAGGAATGCTACGATTGGATACAGAAAGAAGCCACCCGTATGAATTACAACATTTATGTTCTTACGTGGGATCAAAAATGGATGGCTAGAAGCGCAGACTATCAGAATGCGTATACACACGTCCCTCCTGGGCATGAGGCTAAAGTGTCAACGCGGCGCGGCGGTTACGTGGTGACACGTATGAAAAGCGATGCAAGCTGTAAGACAGCGGAGAGCCTCGTCTCGTTAACAGAACCGAGGGGCTCGCACGACCCACAGAGTGCGGTGGGATTTCACTATGATCTCGGTGTTTCCCCTATTCAGAAGATCACGACCCAAACATCTGCTATAAGCACAACCCAGGCGGACGCGCCTCAAGAACTTACGTCGCCGACTCAGACCACGCTATTTCAAACGCCCACGATGGGGTTTGGAGAAGTAGGAGAGACGGCATTTCAGCTGACCGGAGGTTATGCCTCGGTCGCGAAAGGAGTCGGAGAGTTTCCAGCTACTCGGCTCCTCGAAAGGATGGCGGTGATAGGAGAGTATACATGGCCAATGTCTGCTCCTCTTGGAAACTTGTTCTTCCTTGACATCGACAAAGCTTTGCGTGAATACGCGAGGAATGCGGCGGTGTTAGGGCAGTTCCACTATTACCGCTCAAATATCGAAATCACCATTCGTTTGGTGACCAATCAGTTCTATTATGGATCCATCATGGTGACGCTGTTTCCAACTTTGACTGCGGGGAGAACTATGGACGCTCGGTCCGTACTTGTACCTGCTATCATTTCAGCAACATCAGATCAGTCAGTAATCAAGGAGTGGGATTATTCATGGCCCTTTGCCTGGAAACATCTCGATTCCGCTGACGTTGATTCATACCCAACCTATCTTACGGTGGACGTTCTTTGTCCGCTGAAGACAGCGAAAGATGGAATGCCAGACTCCATCACGATCCAAGTCTGGGCGCGATTCAAGGACATTGAGCTGTCGTACCCTACGCAGCCCCCTGGTCTTGAACCCCAAGGAAAAGGCGGTGTACCCCCAATTGTATACCCCTCGAAACAAAAGGTTGTTTCACATCCAGCACAGGATCACAAGGCCTACTCGGAAACGAGCAAGACCAATTCTGTCGATGCAGCCTTTGATGCAATCACGTCTATCACAATCGGGGATGCCTTCAGCGAAGTGAAATCCCTCGCGTCGTCCGTTACGGAGGCGTGGGGCTCAGTAGCTCCGTTGTTGGGATTCCTGTTTGACAAGCCCGATCGTACTATTTGCCAGCGGAATATGAACATCGAGCCATCGACTGATCTTTATTGTGCAGACATACCGGACACCAATGCGTCGGTTTCTCTGTATAAAGGAAGATATGTCGATCCTGCTCCTGGACGTATGCCAATGACCAAGAACATGACCGTGTCAGATTATGCTCGAATCCCAGCGATTCGCATAGACCCAATCTATTTCACGGCGATCAACCAATCGCAAGAAGTAGTTCTCATCAACAACCATTCAGATGGTACAACGTGGAAGACTCCCCTAGACTATGCTTGGCTTAACTCGTCAACATGGAGGGGGTCTTTGAAGGTTCAACTTATGTTTTTCACGTCTACGTTCATCAGTACGCGCGTTTCGGTATCGTATATCAACGCAGTAGAGTACCCGTCAGGTTATCCGACTGACTACTCTAATGGTCTCACCAAGGTGATCAATGTAAAAGGAGACACCACTGATTCATTCTCACTGCCATGGCTTTCAACAGCGTGGTGGTCAGAACAGAACCTCCCCCGTATCAAGATTACGGTTATTTCACCAATTGCTTCAACCGATTCCGCTCTCAGCCCTCGAATTTATTGCGTGGTGTGGGTGGCCGGAGGCGACGACATACAGTTTGCCTTCCCCCGCCTGCCCTATGCGACTGAATGGGCCCCGAGTACTCTCTTTCCCATCGTTCCTTCGATCGAAGGCTTTACGGTGCTGAGTTCTAAAGGAAAGGAACACGAACCTCAAGCGTCACCAGCACTCGATTTTCAGAAGACGTTCCCGGCAATTGTGCCGAACTGTCATTATGAAACAGATCGAGGCTTTTCGACCTCTGAGATGCTTGGACCCATCGCGGATATTGTGAAGCGATACAGCCCGCTGCAACATGCGGACACCGGTAAGAATGGGTTCAACGGATATACTCTGGACGCTATAGACGGAGACGGACAACAGGAGACAACCCTGTTTCGTCATACCTATTTCGGTTCATGGAGACAAGCCTTCCTTAATAGGTCGGGAGGCTATCGCTACCGCGTGTATGGAGGCTTGGATTCAAGAGCCGACGCACGCCTTGAAGTGGTGATGCAAAGTGGTTATCGTGCGCTATCGGGCACGACCTACCAAAGACCTTTAGACGGTATGATGCGGTTAACCGTCCCGCAGCTGGGTTTTTTCCCATTCGCAGTTCTTGGAAGTCAGTTCCAACAATTGAGTTTGCAAGATAACTACCCTCCCGATACGAACGCAACCAGGTACGTCGCCGCTCGCGACGACGTGCAGTTCGGCTATCCCATCCTTCCGGAAGGGATCAGTACACTGTGAGCAAGTTTCAATAGGACTCTTTACTTGCTGTAATTTCATAAGTTTTGACTTAGAGTAGAGGAGAAAACGTGGCATTCCGAAAGG